CGTCTTGCGCTCATGGATGCGCTGAGGCAATCGAAATATTTAATCATTACATTTCATTGGGGAATAACCCAATAGCAGCATAGGATAATAAAATGGAATTTTTTCTGGGAAGTATCACTGGATTTGTATGTGGTTTCGGTTTTTTGTTCATTTCTTACCATAAAAGTGCTATAACTGGTGCTGTCATCTCCTTAAAACATGACATGTCAAATCTACACTCCAAGATTGATGATATAACTAATTCCTTAAGTAAGTAGTCCATTGCCCCGTTCCTATCGCGGGGTTTTTTTTCGAGTTTATTTATGATTATTTCCCGTTGCTGTAAAAAAATGGTATTCGTTTTGATTGATTATTACATGTGTGAACATTGCCATAGGCCATGTGATACACTGGATTCATCTATTTTGATAAGGGATTATCATGACCCCAGATAGCAAGCAAAAACTTAAACACTTACTTGTTTCGCACGAAAATTATAAACAATTCCCGTACACAGATACGACAGGGCATCTTACAATAGCGATAGGTCGCAACTTAACAGATCGCGGCATTTCAACAACTGAAGCGTTTTATTTGCTTGATGAAGATATACTCTATTTTTATGCAAAGTTAATGCATTTTGTTCCATGCTTTATACAACTATCTGAGAACAGACAAATTGCCTTGATTGACATGGCTTTTAATTTAGGTGTACAAGGATTTTTGAATTTCAAGCAAATGTTATCAGCATTAGAAATGCATGATTATGAACGCGCTGCTGATGAGATGTTGCAAAGCAAATGGGCTGAACAAGTTGGAGAAAGGGCAACTTGTCTTGCAAATATCATGCGTACGGGAGAGATATAACACACGGAAGTTTATTATCCGGGGTGTTATGCTTAAGTTTGAGAATGCGAAAAACGGTAGGTTTTATTATGTTCAGGTGCAAAAAGATATCTTTGGACAGTGGATTATTAATTGCAATCGCGGCGGCTATAATCATAGCGTGCAACGGATTTTATTTAGCGGTGATGTTAGAGAAGTGCGAGAAAAGCTCAAAGATATTATCAAGCGTCGAACAGCCAGAGGATATACTTTGATAAAGGGGTGATGCATGGGATTGCTGAACTTTTTAGGATTAAACACTGATATTGCAAAGCCAATTGAAGCCATTTCCGATCTCTATACTACAGATAAAGCCAAGCTTGCAGCAGAGGCAGCACTCGAAGAAGTCATGCAAAAACGTGGACTTTCTCAACTTGAAAACAACAAAATAATGCTCATGGCTAGCAATGGTTTTGAATCATTATGGATTCCATTAATTGGCTGGACATCAGGTTTTTGTGTTGCGCTTTTTTATATTCCACAGCTCATTGTCGTTAATCTTGAATGGAGTTTGCAGGTATTGGAAACACATCAGATAACACCATTTCCGATTGACCCTACAGACATTTTGAATCTGGTTTATTTACTATTCGGGTTCGGAACATATCACATTGCCAAGAAAAAGCTGTTAGGTAAATAGCTATTTTCTTATTCCGAAAATGGTAAGTATTAGAAATGAAATTGCTGCTAATACCAGGTTAAAAACAATATATCCTACATATAGTGTTGCTAAAAATTCTAACATGATTTTATCCCTACATTGATTAAAAAATATAATATCAATTAATAATACTACAATTATTGAACATAATAAATAAATAAATTGGCTATTTGATAACTTAATTGCTAAAAATATGATCTAATATTAAACTGTCATTAATTAATCAATGTGTTAAGTCGAATCAATATGGTTGAATACTGCTCAAAATGTAATGGCAATAAGAAATATCGCGGTATGGGGCATATGCTTGTTACTTGTGATGTTTGCAATGGTAGAGGAATCGAGAGTAAAAAAGAGCCTGAGAAAGAAAACGTTATTGAGATTAAATCCAGACGCGGAAGGCCGAGAAAGGATATAACAAATGGCTAAAAAAAATAAAGAATCAGAAAATAAAACGCAGGGTAGACCGATAGAATTTACTCAAGAAATTGCGGATAGAATATGCAATCTTATTGCCACACATCCAATCGGATATGAAAAATTAAAATTGATGTATCCTGATATTCCATCATCATCTGCTGTTTATGATTGGCGGCATAGATATGAAAGTTTTTCGGTACAGTATTTAGACGCGAAGCGAAAACAAGCTGAATTAATGGTCGAAGAAATTGACGATATGTTACCTCATGACATTGTGACCTATTATGATGATAAAGGTAATGCAAGAATAGATGCACCATCAGCCACAATGGCGATAGCAAAAATTAATAATCGTAAATGGATGGCTGCAAGACTGTCACGTGAGATTTACGGAGATCATTATAAGATTGAATCATTAGAAAAAGATAACGAATCTCTAAAAAAAGAAATGCTAGAATTACGCGCACAATTAGATGAAAAAAATAAGAAAGATTATTAATGCCTATAGATTACGAAAAGGAATTAGAGTCTGCCAGGCTTCGAGGATCATTGCAGGAGTTCACAAAGTTTTTTACAAAATATATCACGAATAGGGATTATATTGAATCAAGGCCAATAGGTCGTGAATCCCATCAGATTATCATTTGTCGTGAATTAACATCGCTAACAAGATTAGACCATCCATACGAAAACCTGTTAATCAACGTTGAGCCTGGCTCTGGTAAATCACTACAAATATGTATGTGGATAGCCTGGTGCTACACAATAAATCCTAAATGTAATTTTATTTATATCTCGCATGGTCAGACATTAGCGGCTGAACAAACCGCTTTCATCAAACAGATTATGTCATCGTCGATGTATAAATATTTGTTTGATGTTGAAATAGCAAAAGACACGAAAGCCAAAGATCATTTTGCGACTACTGAGGGTGGTCATGTTGCAGCATTCGGTTCATCAGGTGCTATCACGGGTAGAAACGCTGGTTTACCTGGACAATCTATATTCTCAGGCGCGGTTGTGATAGACGACGCCCACAAACCTGATGAAAGTTTCAGTGATACGATGCGAGATTCTGTCATCAGAAATTATGAAACAACCATCAGGCAGCGTCCACGCGGTGACAATGTGCCGATATTATTTATCGGTCAACGTGTACATGAGGCCGATCTAGCGGCATTTTTAATTGACGGTAAAGACATAAAACCGTGGCGAAAAGTCATACTAAAATCCTTGGATGAGGCAGGGAATGCGTTATACCCAGTAGTTCATTCGAAAGAATATTTGCTAGAATTAAAGGAAAAATCCCCATACGTCTTTGCATCACAGTTCCAGCAAGAGCCTACGCCTGCGGGTGGTTCTCTATTTAATCCTGAATGGTTTTTGGAGTTAGATAGAGAGCCAGAAATAATAAAAACATTCATTACAGCAGATACGGCTGAAACTGATAAAAACTATAATGATGCAACGGCTATGTCATTTTGGGGTTTATATGAAATAGAAACCTTTGGCAAAAAGACAGGTCAGCTTGCATTGCATTGGCTGGATTGCCTGGAAGATTGGATAGAGGCAAAGGATTTAGAGGAAAGGTTTATTGATTTCTGGAGAGAATGTTCTCGCCATAAAATACCACCATTGATTGCTGCTATAGAAAAGAAATCAACTGGTGTGACATTGACTGGAACATTAAAAAGTATTCAGGGATTGAAAATAAAAGAAATCATGCGTACAGCAGCATCAGGAAGCAAGACGGCAAGGTTTATAGAAACACAGCCATACATTGCCAGTAAGCGCGTGACCTTTACGCGAGGCGCAAGGCACGTTTTTAATTGTAAGATGCATATGTCAAAGATTACCGCTAATGATGCGCATAAACGGGATGATATAGCAGATACTGTTGCTGATGCTGTCAAGATAGCATTAATCGATAAATCATTGCATAATATTCAAGCAAATGATAATCCAGCAGAAAATGTAATGAATACATTAGCGCAAAAAATGCGCAGACAAGAATATTTAAGGATGAATCGGGATGGCGTACGTTAAAAAAGATGCAAGAGATAGCTTTGATAGTATAAAAAATAACATCCAGAATGGCTGGCTATACTTTAAAAAGAACTATATTACCTTTAATGACTTCCTTAAATTTGTTTTCAAAACATCTATAACGCCAGCCGATAGATCAGTTAATAATGAACTCCAAAAGCCTAATATGGAGTGGAACATATTAGAGGCATTCATCAGCAGATTATGTGGTGAGTTCAGCAAAATGGATCCGGCATTTAGTGTGCGCGGAAAAGAAGGCATCAAGCTGGTTAATCCTGATGTGATAGAGTTGGTTGAGGCGCATTTAAAGGCTACGTTTGGCGGTGGAAGTGTTAATCAGTTATCCTATCATTTGTATCGTAACATTTTAGCTGGCGGGTATGATGTAGCCAAAATTTATACCGATTATGCTGATGAAAAATGTTTTGACCAGAAAATTTATATTGAGCCTGTCTTTGATCCCACATTGACTGTTTTCGATCCGCTCGCACGAAAATCACATAAAGGTGATGGCCGTTATGCTTGCGAATTATTCCCGAAATCTGCTGATGAAGCCGTTGAAATATACGGTTCGGATGTTCTTAAAGGAGTGAAGTTTACGCGCTCTGCTAGTCTTGAAAGTTTTAATTGGTCATACAGGAATCAAAAAGAAGATATTATACTTTTTGCAGAGTATTTCTGTAAAAGAATGAAAAAGACCAAGATATTAAAGTTGGCAAATGGTCATGTCTTAACTGAAAAAGACTATGAAGATTTTTTAAGCAAGTGGGAAGAAGCGGGAGTTATTGAGCAAGCACCTATCGTCTTAAAATCAAGAATGACAGATATTTGTACAATAGATAAATACATTATCACAGGATCAAAGATAGTAGACCACAAAGAAACTAATTTTAGCATGCTGCCATTAGTATTTTTTGACGGCAATTCAATCATCATAAGGGATAGCAGCAATTCACAAGCTGAACAGGTTATCAGGCCGTACGTTTATCATGGCAAAGATAACCAGAAGATGAAAAACTTTGCTGGTCAATCATTGTGTAATGAAATAGAAAATTTAATACAGCACAAATGGAAAGCTCCAGTTGAAGGCATCCCGTCAAATAAAGATTATCAATTAGCGTACACTAATCCGCAAAAGGCAACTATTGTTTTATACAACCAGTTTAAAGATGGCGACCCTAACCAGTTATTAAATCCACCGCAAGAAATTGCCAGACAACCTATCCCACCTGAATTATTGCAAACATTCCAGCTTGCAGATAATACCATGCAAGTCATTTTGGGTTCTTATGATGCAGCATTAGGCGCAAATGATAATGACATATCAGGGATTGCAATTATGCAAGGTGCTATGCATTCAAATGCTGCTGCCATGCCTTATACCACAGGATTCATTCATGGTTGGGCACGTTGTGCTGAAATCTATCTGGATTTATTGCCTAAGTATTATGTTACGCCAAGGACTATTCCAGTTGAGTTGCCAGATGGTAAAAGAGACTTTTATGAGATAAACAAAAAAGGCAACATGAAATTTGACTACGATGTATCAGCGTTGGAAGTCACGATTGAGCCTGGCGTTAACTATGAAGTTCAGAAACAGGTTGCGCTTAAAACCATTACTGCTCTCATGGGTGTGAGTGAAAGCTTCAAGGCATTCATGAATCAAAATGGGCTTGAAGTGTTACTGGATAACATTGATATCCGTGGCATTGAGAAATTACGTTATAGCGTCCAGCAATGGATGGATGAACAAAAGCAGGCATCTCAACAACAGCAAGAGGCGCAAGCAGATCAACCATCACCTGAGGATATTATGATGGCTCAAGTCAAGGTTGAGGATAAAAAAGCGGATGTTATGCGCGAAGGCAATCAATTGAAGGCGCAAGTTGAGATTGCCAAGTCAAACGCAAAGGATGCTGTAGAAAACAAAAAAGCTGATATACAATTCTTGGATGTAATGAGCAAAATACAGAATGAAAGTTTAGACCAGGCATTGGAACAAGAGAAAGCAAACGATGAACAAGCAAGGACTGCGCTTGAATTAGCGGAGAAATTAAATACTAATTTAATACATAAAGGAACTGAACATGAAAAAGAAAATGATGAAGAATAAAAGTGATGGTTGCATGAAAAACAGCAAGCATGAAAAAGATGAAATAAAATTAATAGATAAAATGGAAAAGATGCACAAAGGCATGAAACCTAAAAAGAAAAAAGGGAAATAATCATGGCTGAAAAAAAGAATTTTATTCAAGAGATGCATATGAAAAAAGGTGCCTTGAGAAAGAAATTACACGTTAAAGAAGGCGAGAAAATCCCTGCCAAGAAATTAGCAAAGGCTGCTAAAAGTAAATCGCCTACCTTGCGAAAAGAAGTTGCTCTTGCAAAAACATTGTCTAAGTTGAGGAAGAAATAATCATGCCATTAATATCTGGAAAGAAAGCTAAAACTCGTAAAGGGTTTTCAGAGAATGTTAAGCGTGAGATGGAAGCCGGAAAAAAACAGTCTCAGGCGGTAGCGATTGCTTACTCACAAGCACGTGGAAAGAAAGGTAAAAAGAAATGAGTCTTTGCAGTTTAGGTTTATCATGTGAGCTAATACATTGTGAACATGAAAAGCAATTAAGAAAAGAACAATGTCATTTATGCGAGATTAAATTACAGATTATTGCGTTAACAGATATGTACAAGTCATTATCTATTCAGGTTGCTTCACAGCATGAGTTTAAGTTGAAGCAGATTGAGTCAGAGATTAAAGAATTGAAAAGATTTCAGGATATTACGCATGAACAATATCAGTATATAATAAAGAATAAAAAATATTGCCATGAATGTGGAAAGAAAAATGAGTAAATATATAAAAACGGGATTAAAGGGTAAAAACCAATATGGATTTAAAAGTCTATTAGAAAGATTTAATGAAAAGCATATTAAATCTGATGGATGTTGGGAATGGATTGGAACAAAAATAAAGTCAGGATATGGTCACATTTCTATAAAAAGTAAATTATATTTGGCACATAGATTGTCTTATGAAATTCATCATGGTGTTTTCGATAAAAAATTAGATGTCTTGCATAGATGTGATAATCCTTCTTGTGTTAATCCTGATCATTTATGGTTGGGTACGGATAAAGATAATTCATTGGATTGCAGGATGAAAGGTCGTGATACTTGTTTTAAGAAAGGTCAAAAGACATTAACGGATAATAGGGGTACAAAATCTAAAAAGGCAAAATTAACAGAAGATAATGTGAAGGATATTAAGATCAGATTAAATGAAGAGCAAACAATTGCATCTATAGCTAGATTTTATTGCATTAGCCCATCAATCATTAGTGGAATAAAGCATGGCTATAGGTGGGCTCATGTGTAAATCCTGCGAAGGCAAAGGAATAGTTTGGGGATGAATACAGAAGAAATAGAAACACTCATTGAGGATGTGTTTCGCAGAGAATCAAAGCTTAATGAGTGGGAACGTAGATTCATGCAATCAATTGCTGAACAGGAATCATTAACACCAAATCAAATATCAAAGCTTGAGGATATCTGGGATCGGATTACATGAGCCTATCTTGCGAGAAAATAAATGACCATTGTTTGACCATGTCATATGATGATGAATTTAAAGTCAGTTTGTCATTAAATGTTATCCAAAGATTAGATGATGAAAGTTTTAATAAACTACGTGAATATGTAAATATTGAATACTTAAGACGCAATATGAAAAATAAATAATCAACATATTGCTATTATCGTTTAAATTATATACGATATAAGTAAGATTAAATTTACTGGCTTATAACAACCAGGCGACCACGCAACCATGCGGGAAAATGGCAGTTCAGGACACTTTAATCCTGCGACCACGTTCACACCGGCAACAGTGAGATGATAATGACTGAAGAAGTAGCTATGGATGCGGAAGTATCAAATCCTGATGATTCGATGGAAGAATCACCAGAAAAGATGCTGCCAGT